TTTGTGTGCCCGATAAATCATTTAATTGTTTTGCTTTAGCTGTACCTTTTTTAAGATTCTTACCTTTAAAGTTTACATACTTACCAGCTCTTTTTGCTTTTAAAGCTTTAGCTGCCATCGTTGCTGCTTTTGCACCTGCACCACCTGGTACAGCTATCTGAACAAAAGCTTCTGTTAATCTACCTACGGCTCTTTGTTCTGCAATTTCTTCAAAAGGATTTAAGTCATCAAAAAATTGTTCAACGGATGCTGCTGTATCTGTATCTACACCTAAATCAATTAATTCTGCACCTAATGATACAACACCTTCACCTACTTTAATAACACCAGATGCTAAACCTGCTGCAAAAGCAGTAGCACCACTAACTTCATTGTTATCTTCTGCGTCTGGTAATTCAATATCGGTTTCGTCTGTACCGGTATATAGATTTTTATTGATGTCTTCTTTATTTTTATTACTAGTTAAAGAGTCTTCTCGGACTAGTTTCCCCGTAACTGGATCTATGACTAGTGTAGCCATGTTTACTCCGTACCATCAACATCTAATGGTGATAAATCTATTGGACTTAATTCTGTAAAACTTCCGTCTTTATTTCTTCTATAAGCTTTTCCTTTCGTTGGATCATAAGTTAAACCACCTATAGGAATACCTGAAAAATCAGGTTCATATTTTTTACTTTTGTTACTATAATCATATTTTAATTCATAATAAGGTTCATTAGCAGCATATTTTAATCTAAAATCAGCTAAAGCATTAGCATGTTCTTTAATAGGTGGAGATGAGCTGTCACTTCTATATCCAGCAGTAAGTGTTTTAAATCTTTCTGCCGTTGTTTGAGCTGCAAATTCTTTACCAATTTCAGGGTTATCTTTTTTAAATTGAAGTTCAGCTATTTTATTTTTACCATCTTGAATTTTAACTTGAAGTTTGTTTTCTAACTCAGAACCTTTTAGTGCTGTTTTTAAATCTGCTTCATCTTGAGCAAGTTGTTGTTTTAATTCTATCTCTTGATTTAATAAACTTTGTTCAAATGTTTGTTTTCTATTCATTAAAAGATCTTCTCTTGCAATAGCTTCTTTAGCTTTTTCATCTTCTATATCATAGCCTAATTTAGCAAGCTCCATGTCTCTTGCGCTTGTTCTTTGACCTTCTATATCAGAAAATAATTGATTTAAGTTTTCTCCACCAAATGCTAAACCTAAATTACCTAAAGTACTTCCACCTCTATTTTCAGAAAAACCTTGTAATGACCCTTGAATTAAATATTTACCTAGTGGATCAATAGTTGGTTGTGCATATTTTTCATATATCTCTTTGTATCTATCTCCAGCAGATGGATTTTCTGATCCATTATCATAATTTTTTCTATCTTCAATACCAGACATGATACCATTCATATTGGTAGATCCACCTCTAAACATTGGTCTTCTAAATACTTTACTCATTATGCTGGTTTAACTGGGTTTAATGTTCTGTAAATTCCTGCTAATCCTGATCCCGCACTAATTAAAGATTGTAATCCACTTGGATTAGGAGTTTGTTCTTGAATTGATTTACCAGGATAACCTGCAATTAATTGTGTTACCCCTGTACCATACTGTTGTGCAGCAGTTAATGGTTGATTTAAATTTTGTATATTTAATTGTTGTTGTGCAGTTAATTCATTTTGTCTTTGTGCTTGTAATGCTCCACCCATTGTAGTTAGACCTGCAACTTGTTGACCTTGTAATGCAGGAACATTTTGAGCTAAATTCATTTGATTAGCAAATTGATTTTGAGCTAACTGATTAGCTTGTGTAAATCCTTGACCTAATAATTGTGCTTGTAGTGCTGCTCTGTTTCTATCAGAGTTTGACATATACTCTGCTTGTGCAACACCTTCTCTTGATCCACCAAAAGCACCCGAAGCTATAGCATTTTGTGAAATAGAACCTAAACCTTTTTGTGCTTGAAGATCATATTCTCCTAAAGTTGCATCAATGACATCCCGTTGATAAGGAGACATAAATTGTTGATAGCCTGTAGGCCCAGTAGCTGCTGCTGCATCTTGAATGTATGGTTTATATGCACCAATACCTGATTGTAATTCTTTAATAGCTTGTTGTTGTAAAGGATCTAATCCTGCTACATTTTGAGGACCATATACTTTAGAAAGATCAGCACCTTTATATTGTCCTACTGCTGTTGATAAATCACCTAAAAAAGTTTTACCAGCTGCTTCTATAAATTCCGGTGGCCTGACTCTAGTTTCACTAACTGCCATTATACTGTTCCTCCGTTTTCTAATTTTTTCATAGTGTCATACATAATCTGAGCACCTTTATTTACGCTACCACCACCTGCTGCTCTTACAGCATCAGCAGTAAATACAAATTCATTGTTTGATAACATTGCAGGAATGTCATCTGCCTTTTCTTTTACACCAACTGGAGGAATAAATCCACCTGTTTCTCTTAAATCTAGCTCTTTTACACCCTTAGGATTAATGTTAATATCTAGTCCTTCAATCCCTGAAGCCTGTTCCACTAAATCATCAGACCCATAAGCACGATTAATTCTACCACCATTAGCTTGCATGTTTCTTTGTACAAATTCTTCTACTTGTGTTGGTGTAGCATCTTGATTTAAATTAGAATAATATTGTCTTAAATAATTTGCTAAAGCTTCTGGATTAGATTTTAATTCTGCTATTTGTTCATCTTCCATACCGCCAAATGCACCTCCAAGAGCTAAAGCTCCTCCAAATTTTTGTACACCCGATAATCCATCGTATAAACCTTTAGCTTTACTAAATAAACTTGTTAGTCCACCACCGCCACTAAACAAAGAACTAAGTCCTCCAGGTATTAATGCGTTAGCACCAAAACCTAATATAGCTGCTTTACCTATAGGTGATTTAACTATTTTTTTAATTCCTTTACCAATAGACTTTACGAAACTTCCTAGTCCGTACATTTGTCTTGGCATTTGTGATCTTGATATTGTCATAATTTATTCCTCGTCTGAACCTGCTCCAAGTGGCGGCATTGCAGCTACTTTTATTTTTAAAGATCTCATAATATCTTCTTGCTTAGTATCAGTAGATGGGTTTGCAATATCATCCTCTGCTTCTTTATCTGAATTGTATTCTACATTAGTTTTAGTATTTCTTAAAACTACTTCTGTTTCACATTTAACAACCGGTACTTTTTTACCATTTATCATTGTGTATGCTACTTCTCCTTCTTCTATAAACGCCATATTTTTCTCCTTAATCCCTATTAATTTCCAATATTGATGCTACAACATGTAATTCATTAGCATCTGATGCAGTGACTTTTAATATTTCACTTTCTAATAATACTAATGGTTCTGATAACAATTGTACAGCAGTATTAGAAGCTATTGATTTTACATTAAATAGATTAAATATAGCACTTGCAGCATCAGTTAATGTTGCTGTTATTGTTGCTGCACTTCCAGCATCATTTGACACCAATAAAGATTTTACAATTGCTCTAGAATTACTAGGTGTTGTATATAATGTAGTAGCATTTGTTGTAGTTAAATCTACTTTTGCATTTGTATATATATTAGCCATTAAACCACGCAAACCTTTCTTGATCTTGTTTTTGGTCGTTTAAAAAAGTAGAATTTAATTGTTCTATTAATAAAGCAATCGCTCTATTAATTTGTTTTTGGTTAGAAAAGTCATACTCTTCTTTAGGTTCAGGTATTCTAACTACTACTTTTGCCATGTTTTTTATTTTCTTGATATCCTAAAATAGGAGGCATTACAGTTAATATAGATCCTATGATCATTGACATTGGATAAATACAAAAATCAGCAAACGTTGAACCTATAGTTCTTTTACCATAAATTTTATGATTATAAAAATCTCTTACTCTATCAGATGACCATTTATATTTAGAAACAAGATTATCAGCCATAACTCTTCCCCAAACATCATATCCTCTTTGCCAAATTTTAGATTGTTTTCTATGCCAAGCTCTAAGTTTTTTAACTTCAGTTAAAGTCATGTCTCCACGTTCATTAGCTGCTGTACAACAATGAGTTCCGCGGCCACCACCAGCTTCAGTACCGCCACTTTCTCCCGGTTTAGTTGTGCCTGTAACTGGACTATCAAAAATACTTCCGGTAGGAGAAGCTTCGCTATTATCACCAACCATAAAATTATCATCACTGTATGGATCTGCAAAATCACCAGTATATTCAAATCCACCTTCAGCACTTTGATAACCTCCATCATATGAGCCTCCAGCTGCTTCTACGTTATTAGGTACTCCATCACCATCATGATCTTCGTTAGGGTTATTATTTGGTGGAGCTGAATTGTCTACTACTGTACCAGGGTCCATGGCGTCTAGATCTCTCAATCTAGCTTCTTCTATAGCGTCTTTTGCTCTTTGTACATCAACTATATTATTTATTTCAAAAGCATTTTTGTTTTTAAAAGTATTTTTAGGATCTAATGGATCAAAATTCTCATCATCTTCTTTTTCTTTATTAATCATATTATTTATATCTAATTCAGTATCAAAAGATACGTAATCAGGATCTTTAGCTAATGATTTAGCATCAAAAACAGTTTTTGTTTTATCTATAACATTTTCAAACTTACTTTTAGCAATTTGTGTATTCAATAAATCTTGTACTAAATTAGTAGTAGTTCCCATTGTCTTATTAAATGTTTTATCTTTAATAGCATCTGTAATATTACCTGCTTTTATAGAATCTATTTCTGATTTAGAAAGTCCGTATTTACCACTTAAAGTACTTTCAATACCTGCAGATTTTCTATCAAAACTACCAGAATCCATTCTACTGGTGTTCATACCTGCCATTACTCCTTCTACTGTACGTGGATCACCTACGATTTGTCCAATGTCATTTAACTGAAAACCAGCTCCTAGTAATTCGTTTTGTAATATTCCTGTTCTATTTACAGGAAGCATATTTTTAATTCCTTTTAAAACCTGTTGACCAGGCAACATTCCTATTAATTTTTCTATTCCTGTTGGTGGTTTATCTCCGGGATAACTCATTAAACCATCTGCGTTTAATGCACCTGTTGCAATATTGGCTTCTGGGTCACCCATCATAGGAAAAGAATTATTATATAAAGCTGATTTATAAGGACGTTCATTATAATTATCTTTGCCTTTTGTCATATTTGGATCAGGATTGTAAACACTAAATCCATCTCCGCCGCCACCTGGTCTAGGTAATAATTTTTCTATAGGTTTTCCTGGTTGTACTGGAAGAACAGGTCCTATTGTAGGTGGGTTAGTTTTGCCATATTCAAAAGTCTTAGGTAAAGACTGATTTAAATACTGCATTGCTAGATCATATAAAGTTGCCATTATCTTCTCCCATCCGGTTGTATGTCAATTCGTAAGGTACCAAAACGCCAAGATTCACTAACATCTGTATTTTCTATCTTGATGTTAACAAACCTGCCTCTGGCTCTAGTATCCTTTTTATCAGTACTTGCAGTAATTGTAAAGGGGCTTAAAGAGGTATTAGTATCTGATTGTTGAGGATAACGCTTAACAGCAAGTGTTACTTTTGCATTACCTTGTAAGTTCTTAAAATCTGGTACAAATCTTCTCATAGCTAGAAATATTTCTCCAGATATACCTGGACCAGAAGATCTACCTTGAGCATCTTTTTGTTTTGATTGTATATCAAAATCATATGATTTTACAAATGAAGTAACTGCTGTTGTACTACCATCTGCATTAACTTGATCAGTTCCTATTTCATGTTCAAATAATGTTGTTTGACCTAAACCATCTTCACCCACAACTTCAGGAAAACTACCCGATGCAGAACTATTAAATTTTGTTCCAAAAGGTTTTGGATATACAGTAGAATCTATCCAAGATGTTCTAGCTTCAGTTCCAATATACCAAACACCACCTTTCATTGCTTCACCATAATTAAATACTACATATTGATCATTATAACTAGAATTTGTTGATGGGTAATACCAAACAACTTCGGTAAATTGATTATTTAAACCTGCACATATTTGTTGACCTTTAGTTGTATCAGCTTGATCGTAAACATAATCTTCAACAGAACATGGTAATGATTTAACCGTACCATCGAACATAAAAAAACCATTTGAAGACATCCAAAAAGCAGCACCATCTATTTCAACAGCTGCATTTTTACCAATCAATCCACAGTTAGTACCCACTTGCTCAAATCCAAATGTAAAAGGTGCACCAATAAATTTCATAGTGTACAATGCATTATCAGTCCAAACTAAAATAGATTCTTTAGCTTTTAAAGCTCCTATGATACGTGTTCCGTCTTGCAATCTTTGTGATCCAGCTGAGTTAATTGCTGTTGGCGTATAATCATTTATATCTTCTTGGTCCGAAAATCTTATAAACATATCATCTTGTGTATCAGTATTTCCTATAGTTGTTTCAGTTCCTAAATGAATTAAGTGACGTGTTGTAGGTGAAACTAATGTAACCCTTGTTGCTGTTGGGTTAGCTGATGTAGAAAAACCAGATGTAGTTGTTGATGCTCTAGTTGTTAATCTTGCAGCATCACCAGCGTTCCATGTAAAAGTTTTACCGTTAGCAATAGTTGCAACCAATACTTGACCAAAATTACTTAAACTCCAGAGGCCTGGTTCAAGAGAAATTACAGATGCAGAAGAAGCTTCGCCCCAATCTACAAAGTCAGCAGCATTAGTTACAGTTGCACCACTTGAATGTGCGGCTCTCGTTGAACCATTTACAGCTCTTGTAATACCTGTTAAATTATTTGTTGATACACCTGTGTAAGAAATTAATTCTGTTCCAACTTGTATTATACCTGTTGATGGAAAACCTGTAGCAGATGTTAATGCTATATTAGAACCTGATGTACCACTAGTATTATCTGCTAAAGTTCCATTTAATGTATTTGTTAAAGCACTTGAAACTACACCATCCCATTCTGATATACCCCAACCATAACCATAAGATTGCGCAGCAGGACCAACCGGTTCGTAAGGAATTACACTACATGCTCCACCACCTGCGGCACCTGTTGTAGTTTGTGTTCCTGTCACAATTGCAATTAAAGAATTTGTAATTCTAGTTACTTGAAATAGTTTATCTTCAAATGCAGCATCCGTTAAACCAATACCACTTGGTACAGTCACGTTATCCAATAAAATTATATCACCTGATTGTAAATTATGTGCTGAAGAAAATGTTAAAGATACTTCTTGTGTTGCATCTTGAGCCGACATTACAACACTTCCTATTGTAGATTTTATAGGAGTAACATCGTACAATTGTCCTTCAAAATATATAAGTAAAAATTTATCTGTTCCAATTGCTACATATTTATTTCCATCTAAATCAACAAATGCAAATTGTTTTCTTGCAACACTAACAATAGTATCAGAAACTAATGAAGACCAACCACCAACTTTTTCAGGTAGTCCATATCTAAATCTAGTATTATCACAATCAACCCATCTGTTTTCTGCACCAGATTCGGTGTCTTGCTTGTCAATTCCCGGTAAGACTTTAAAATCAATTAGAGCCATAAGTTATGCTCCTATATCTTATCTTTGTAAGCCCAGCCTCTTGTTGCATTAACATATACTAATGTAAATGCTGCGCCATTTGTTGATACAGTTAGATTAGAAGCAGCGCCTAAAATAGGTTGACTATTTCTATTAATAGTTAAATTGTTAGAACCAAAACCGTTTCCACTATCAATAAATGTAACCTCATTACCTATGGCAGGTGAAGCTGGTAATGTTATTGTAACCGGAGCATTTAAACCGCCACCGGTACCTGTTGTATTAATTAATAATTGATCACCATTAACTGCTGTGTAAGCAGCTGGTATTGTATAATAACCTTTAGTTATTGGCCCAGAACTAATGTTAGTTCCATCAGAATATAAAACTATTTTGGCACCTATTGGAATAGTTACACCTGTCCCTGAAACTGTTTTAACTGTTAATGTATAATTAGATGAAGATCTAGCTGTTGCATCTTCTACTATAAAAACTCTTTCAGCACTATCTGGCATAGTAACTGTTCTGTTAGCTGCTAGTGTTCCTGTAAATTTGTAGTATAAATTTTTACCATTTGATACAGCATAAGTTGAAAGTGCTAAAGCTAGATCAGCTGATCCAATATTTTGAGTAAAGTATCCCGATGCTGCTTGCTCTAAAATCTGTAGGTTTGTATTAGTAATTGTACCCCAGGTACCTGCTTTTTCACCTGTTGTTATTAATTCTAGTTTTAAATCTGTTGATGTACTTGATGCCATAATTCTCCTTATGCGTCAGGGTCAACTGGGACCCAAACTTGATTAACCCCTGGGGGTATTGGATTCCATGTTATAACACTTACAGGGTTTGTTGCAACATTTAATTGTTGTCCTGTAGGCACTATTAATTGATTAGGAATTGTTGCTATATTACCTATGGATATGTTTAATCTGTTACCTGATACAATAACTACAGGACTAACTTGACTACTTCCAATGTCAGAAAAAGTTGTTTGTGCAAATGTTGTAGTTCCAAAAAACATAATTTATCCTTACGGTGTTGATATCCTTGTCCAAACTTGAGAAACACTAGGATCAATAGGGTTCCATAATCTAATATTTGGTTGAGTTGTACCTATTGCAAGACCATTTCCTGTTACAGCTATACCTGCTTTTGCAACAATTGTTACTGATCCAGTAGATAGGTTGTATCTATTACCTGTTATAATTGCTGTTGCATTTGCTTTAGCTGTTGCATTACCAATTGATAAGTTAACTCTGTTACCTGTAACTGAAAAATTTGCAGCAGCTGCAATTGTAACTGTACCTGTTCCAATATTTAATTGATTACCGTTTGGTAAAACAACTGCTTTACCTGTTACTGTTACATTACCAATTGATGTATTAAATCTGTTTCCTGTTACTTGGGCCGTGGCCCCTGCTGCTGCAGTGACTGTACCTGTTGCAATATTTAATTGATTACCTGTTGCTGCAACAAGTGCATTTGCAACTACAGTTGGACTACCAGTAGAGAAATTAAATTGATTACCTGTAACCGATAATACAGCACCTGCTGCAACGGTTACATTACCTATTGCTGTATTAAGTCTACTACCAGTTGGAACAACTGTTCCACTAATAGAGAATGTAACTGAACCTGTTCCTAAATTATATTGATTACCTGTGACTGGTGCATTAGCACCTTGTTTAACAGTAACTGTTCCTGTGGATAGATTATATCTATTACCATTTGGTAAAACTAATGAATTACCAACAACAACTACATTACCAATTGCTGTATTGACCCTGGACCCTGATACATTGACCAATGCATTGGCTATTCCAATATCTGCAAATGTTGATTGGGAAAAGGTAGTTGCACCGAAGAACATGGCAGCTTACCCCTTTTTTAATTCGTCTATTTCTGCTTTTAATTCTTTTACTGCATTGACTAATACAGGTACTAAATGTTCGCCTTTGTATTTTAAATTTTCAGAATCAGAACTGTCAATAATAACAGAATCTTCTCCTTCAAGTCCTAATATTTCTTGTGCTTTAAAACCATATCTAACACTTCCTGTAGGAGTGTCATCTTCTCTTGATTTTTTAAATTGATATTTTATTGGATTTAATTGGTTAATAAAATTTAAACCATGTGGCACATCTTCAATATTTGTTTTATCTCTTAAATCTGAAGTTACTGTCCATGCTATTTTAATATATGCGTTAGTGTGAGAGTTTCCACCCATAACAATATTATGAGTACAACTACCTGTAAGATTTCTAACTGCATCTTGACCAGCATTTGTTCCTACAGCAATATTATTATTTCCATCTATAGCATTACCACCAGCTTCATGACCTATAAATACATTTCCTTCTGGTGTTGTTGCTTGGCAACCAGCATTTTGACCAACGTAAGTATTTGTAAAACCAGTTGTGTTAGATGCAGCAGCACAAGCACCTATTGCTACGTTATCAGCACCTGTAGTATTAGCATATAGTGCAAATTTTCCAACAGCAGTATTACATCCACCTGTTGTGTTAAAAACAAAAGCATCAGTACCAACAGAAGTATTACATCCAGCTGTTGTAGTTAGTTTAGCTGCACATCTTCCTATAGCAGTATTATCACAACCTGATGTGTTACATAAAGCAGCTGCAAGACCTACCGCAGTATTTCTAAGACCTGTTGTATTATTTCCTAAAGAATCATTTCCAACAGCAGTATTACATCCACCAGACGTATTATCAAACATTGCTTTTCTACCAATAGCAACATTGTTATTTCCTGTATTTACAGCTTGCAAAGTACAAGCACCTAATGCTGTATTGTAACAGCCTGTTGTGCCATTTATCATAGCTCCCATACCTATTGCAGTATTTTGATCACCTGTTGTGCTAGATACTAAAGAATCAGTTCCAACAGCAGTATTTTGAGTTCCTGTTGTAGTAAGTTTCATTGATTCTCTACCAACAGCCACATTACTACTTGATGTTGTTGCTGTGCATAAAGCTTTAGTTCCAATAGCTACATTTGCAGATCCTGTTGTATTTACTTTTAAAGCCTCTGTTCCAACTACTGTATTGTTATGACCTTCTGTCATTGTACCAGCTGCATCATTACCAACAATTACATTATGATAACCTGTTGTGATTGCTGCACCAGCACCTAAAGCATAAGATCCACCAACAACAGTATTTCTTGTTCCTGTTGTTAATGAGTTAAGAGCAGTTCTTCCTACTGCTACGTTATTTGCACCAGTAGTTTGAGCACTTAAAGCACTATCACCAACGGCTACAGAATATCCACCTTCTGTATTTGCATCTAAAGCACCATAACCAATAGCTACATTTTGTGTTCCTGTTGTATTAAGAACTAAAGCATTTTCTCCAACAGCAGTATTTCGAGAAGCTGTGGTATTTGAACCAAGAGCCTGATAACCAACAGCTACATTTTGACTACCTGTTGTGTTAGCACCTAATGATCCTACACCAAAAGCGGAATTAGTTCCACCTGTTGTAAGAACATCTAAAGAGCTTGTTCCTACAGCTGTGTTATTATCTCCAGAAGTTAAAGCTGCAAAAACTCCTACTCCAACACCAGTATTAGAAGTTGCAGCATCTAAAGTTCCTGTGCTAGAAGTACCTACTAATACACTGTTTGTAAAATTTGTCCCCGCCTGTTTACTTATTAAATCTACGTTTAAAGTTACATCGCCTGATGTACCACCTCCTGATAAACCTGTACCTGCAACAACTGATGAAATATCACCTGGTATAGCTGCACCATTATTTTGTAACGTTCCAACTATATTGATAGTATCACCACTATCACCTATTGTAACAGTGGTACCACTTCTTGGGCTAAGTTTATTTACTTTTACTTCACTCATTTAGTTTCTTCTTTTAATTCTTCAGGTAAGTTAGATTTTAAAATATCTAAGTAATGTTTTGTTAAAATTTCGTTATTAGTAAATCTTACTTTTAACTTACTTTGTTCTTGAGTTAATACTTGGATATTTTGTAACGCAGCTTTCCCGTCATCTGAAAGCTTAGTTTCATCGTACTTTTTATCGTCGATTGTAATCATTAAAAACCTTAACTTGCTGTGTGAGCTTTACCAGCAGTGATAGCCGCATTAACTGCAGTCATATCTTCTGATGTCCAGTAATCTTTAGCAACCATAAGTTCTAAATGTTCAACATTTCTGTCAACTGCATCTTGTCTATCAGCTGCCTCTTCTTCGCTCATTTGAGAACCATCAATGATACCATTGATTAGATCTACAGAATGACCCATAGCTGT